AGAATATTCATGAATTAATATCACATACAGCAAAGAAGAAGCAAGAGTTTTTAAAGAAGCATTTGAGAAAATCATCAATGATCTTTTAAAGAAATACGAATCAATAGAAGAACCGCAAGAAGCGAATAAAATATTTGAAAAGATTGAAAAGGTTAAAGCAGATTATCAAATATTTTTACATCACAATTCATAACAAAATGAAAAATCCAATAGATCAAAAACTTTACATGAATCAAATGAAGCGGGAATTACAAATGCAGAGAATCAATAAAGAAAAAGAAATGCAACGTGAAAACATGATATTAAAACAAGAAAACCAAAATTTAAAAGAAGAAATCAGACAATTTGCAGATTGATTTCAGATTCTTGCAAGGAAATTAAAAGAAGCAAATAAAAAGATTGACCAGTATGAAAAAACACAAAGTTTTAAACCAGTAATTATAAAATAATGCATACATTATTTGCAATATTATCAATGGTGCGAGCGGTGATATATATTGTCACATTAAAAGATACGAAATTAATTATTTCAATATTATTTCTTATTCTTTCAATTACATATTAAGAAATTCGGAATTTCCGAAAATAGCAGAAAAAACGGAAATTCCGATTATTTAAACAATTTTATATCTTCAAGAGAATTCATGAAAACGATAACATATAAAATTCCACATTGATGAATGGAATATACAAAATATGAAATCCAGTATGTAAAGAATTGGAATAAACTTTTCTTTGGTGTTCTTTTACACAAAGTAGATTTTACAACACAAACACGATCAAACACATTAAAAACATTATTGGAAGAATCAAAATGAAAATATTGATATGTTCTTTTAAAAGACGAAATTGTGTTCCAAGTAAACGATTATTGAAAAGATAAACGAATGCAAAGCATGTGAGCAGACGAATATTTAAGAATGCTTTTTGGACAGAATGAAAAAGACAAAGAAGCAATAAAAATATGATTTGATAAAATCTTCAACGAATTTATTGAAGGTGTATCAAAAATTGAATGAGCAAAAATTGAATATAAAGAATAATTTTACATCTTAAAAATCCAGAGAATGAAACGGTTAATAATATCAGCAACTGTAATTATGATTTCAATATATTTGTGAGTTGCATGGTATGCTTGACAAGCACCAGATGAACCACAAATTATAACTTGCGATGAAAGATACATATGAGATTCTTATATATGAGTAATAAAATGGAAAGATTGAGATTATATATATTTATCATGAATGCATGAATTAGATACGATATGCACACCATACGAAGAAGAAGTTGACGAAGAAACGCCATTATGTTGAACAAAAGTTCCGTTTGAATGACCATTAGATACAAGCAATATGAATTGTTATTATGATAATCCGAAAAGTAAATTAAAAGCTTTCAAAAAGCAAGCAGAAGCAGAAAAGAAAGAAGATGAAAGATATTATACGTGTAAAATAATAACATATGATGTTGTGCAAATGTATAATAGTTGTGAAACATCAAATTGTGTGACAAATAGATTAAGAACATATTTTCAAGAAAATTGCCCAAGAGCTAATATTGAATAAAATTATTTATTAATATATCTTAATAACATGCCAAAAAAACAACATCGCAAAGATTTAACCATAAAAAGCAATGATCCACAATGGAAAAAATTTGTTGATTATTACAACCAACGGCGGGAAGAAAAATTCAAAGAAAAATGATATTTCAAATACACAATGAGATTTGATGATGTGCATATAATATCAAAGAAAATGTGATTCGTAAAATGGTTATGTGATAATAATAAAATCACACGAACAGAAGTTTACACATTAAATAAAACACACCCAACATATTGATATACAACATCACCATATACAACATGTAAAAGCATAAAATTGGAAAATACAATTACAATGATCTTATCAATTCAAGAAAACCCAATAACTTTTATTTTGTGAATTTTGGAATAAAAAAGTAAATAAGATTTTGCATTCTACAAGACAATAATTATATTTTGTGTATGCATAAGTAATTATTGTTTTGTAGAACCTTTGATTTAATTCAAAGGTGTTTTCATTTATGCCAAAAAAAGCCAAAAAACCAAAGATTGATAAAAAAAAGCTGAATGATGAAAATGTGGAGATTGCAAAATTAATTGCAAAAGTAAGAGATCATTATACATGCCAGCATTGTTGAAAAACAATCAAAGAAACAGCAATACATGCAAGCCACATAATCAATGAAGCAAGAGATCATAGACTTGCAAGCGATCCATACAACATAAAAGCATTATGCTATAATTGCCACATAAATCGGCGACACAAAAATCCAATAGAAGCAAGTCAATGGTTCAATGAAAAGCGACCATGAAGATATGAAGAATTGCAAGCCAAACATATTGAATATATGTGAAAGTGAAGCATTGATGTAATCCGAATGATTGAAAGGAATCAAGAGTTAAGGAAAATTTGTGCAGAAATGAAAATTGATATTACAAAGTTTAAATATGGCGCAAAAATTTAATCCAAAGTCAAAACAATAATGAAATTAGAATACAATTGAAAAAGTATGTGATGTTCAGAATGGTTGATATTAATGATCATTATATGATGTGTTATTTTATGAATCATGCTATTACCATATAAATTGAAATGTGCAACAATGCAAGTTTCAGAAATGCCGTGATATTGTATTTACTTGTTACAAAATAAATAATGCCAAAGCAAAAGCGAGATTACGATAAAATAAAAATGGAATTCATGCTTTCTGATTTTGACGAAGTGAAATCATATATTACTCATAAATGAATCGCATATAATGCAGAGCGAACAAGACGCACAAAATGACGGTGAAAAGAAAAACAAGAACGGAAGAAAAAAATATACATGGAAGCATTAAAGAAAAAATGAAAAGAAGCGGTTGATGATGTTTCAAAAAAATTGGAACGTTACGAAATGCTTTGAGATGAAATATTACAGCGAATGGAAGAACAGTTTAATCCAGTTGGTGAAGATTGAAAGCCAAGAAAGATAAACAGTAACGATATAATGAATATATGGAAAATCAAAAGAACGGAAATGTGATTACCAACCAACATTTCAAAAACCGAAAATACAAACAAGGACGAAAGATCAGAATTAACAGATGATGAAAAAGAAGCATTAAAAGAAATATTGAAAAAGTCAAGCAAATAAAGAAAAAGCGGTGTTTATGAAAATCACACCGTAAGGGGAATGGAAAATACACCATATTGACAATTTACAAAATATAAAATAAATGAAATACGAAGAAGCATTAAACATATTTAATAAAAGCCCATTATTAAGAAAAACGTATTTTTCAGACCATTTCTTCGACTTTTGCAAATTCTATTACAAGGAATATTACAGCTTCGATACGCCAGAATGTTTACAAAGATATTATGAAGCATTGGAATCATGAAAAAATGTTTATTTCAAGTGATTCCGTTGAAGTGCAAAAACAACCATTGCCCAAATGTATGTTTCTTATTGCATTGCGTATAAAACACGCCGTAATATCATGTGGTATTCACAAACAATTGATAATGCAGAAGAAAATTTAACATACATTGCCAACAGCTTTATAAATGATACAGACCAGTGAGAAAGATTTTGCAGAGATTATGGAAATCTATATTACCCAGAATCAGTTATTAAACAAGGACAAAAGAAGATAAAAAGAATCGACAAATTCGTTACAGAAAATGATTGTTATGTGCGTGCAATGAGTTTGTGAACATCACCAAGATGAAAGAATTATACAGCACCAGATTGAAAATTCAGACCAGATTTATTGATATTTGATGATGTTGATACAATTGCATCATGCCAAAGCAAAAAGAAAATTGATAAAAATTTTGAGTTCATGTTGAATGAAGTATTATGATGAACCACATGATCCACACAAATAATATTTCTTTGAAACACCATATATGAAGATTGAATTGTGCCAAGATTTGAAGAACACATAAAAAACGATCCAACATGGGAAATAATAAATTTGCCAATATACGATGATCAAAAAAATATTGTTTGGAATAGATTTGTTGAAACAGATGAAGAAGCACAAAAATTGAATGAATGAATCCGTGAAGTTGCAAAAAGATATGTTTCACTTGAAACCGAACGCAAGAGACTTTGAAGCATATCATTTAATCAGAATTACTTATTAATTCCATATGCAAATTGACAGCACATAATCACAAGTGATATGATTCAAATTGACCATGAATGCAGAAGTTATAAATACGATTCAGTTGTAATTGGTGTTGATCCAGCAGTAAGTGAAAAAGAATGAACGGATCGTTTCGCAGTATGTGCAACATGAAGAATAAAAGATAAATATTACATACTTGAAAGCGTTTGATTGGAGTGAGTGGAAAAGAATATAAAACGTGCAAGTGAAACAGTGAAAAATTTATACATCAAACGAAAAGCCAAACGTGTAATTGTTGAAACGGTTGCATATCAAGCAGTATTAAAAACAGTATTTGCCAATATGTGACTTGCGGTTCAAGAGCAGAAAACAATCAAAGATAAAACAACAAGATTATTGGAAAAGCAAGTATTATTTGAAGAAAAACGTGTGTATTTCGCACCATGAAATGATGATTTGATTTACGAATTAAAATCATTTCCAAACGCAGAACATGATGATCTTGTTGATTCGATGTTGTTTACAATGCAAGAAACAAGGAATAAGTTTTTTATTTCTTCATTCTAAAAGAAAAAATGCAAAAAGCGAAAGATAAAAATAAACAAGAAAAACCACGAAATTCATTTCGCAGTGAATGATTGGAATTGCTTTGAGCGGAAAGACTTGTATTAGAATTTTTACACCATGATACAACACACAATGAAACATGCAGACCAACAACCAAAATCACGCTTTATGAATTCCGAAAATACCTTGAAGAAAAAAAAGACAAACTCGACGAATACTTCGAAGAATAATTATTGCCGTGAATGTTGAAAGAAAATATCACAAAAATTCAGATGATCCGAAGCTTTATATTGTGATAAATGCAGAGATGAAATAAACGAAGTGTATGGATTTATTTAAAAGTTTTTAATTTATTAATTATATTATCATGCAAAAAGAGTTTAATGAAAATCCACAATTCACAAAAATGGAAGATTTATGTGAGAATGGATTCAAGGTTGAAAGAGACCAGCATTTGGAATCAAATATTGATCCAATGAAAAAGTTCCAAGAACTTGCAAACATTATGAATTGAATCATTAATGCAATTACGCAAGCAAAGAACATGCAATTATGAGTTTTACAAAACATCGCAGTTTATAATGCGTGGGTTGATATTATGAACGACGCAAAAAAGGAATTGTGATTGACTTATAAGGAATTGAAAAAAATAAACGAAAAAGATTTTGAAAACATCGTTGATTGTGATATTGAGAAATTACCAAGAATTGATATTCATAAAGAAGTTGAAAACGAATCAGAATAATTTATTATCTTTTTACTTCGTATACATGAATGAACGGTTGCAATACGTAACCGTTTCTTTATTATAAAAGCAATTTATATTTTAACGCATTTGCCAATGACAGAAAAACAAGAACAGCCAAAGAAATCAATTTTAAAAAAGTGGTGGTTTTGGGTATTGATATTTTTCTTTTGTGTATTTCTTGCAAGCAATATGGATTGAACGCCAGCAACAAACGCACCAACGCAACAACAAGAAATTAAAAAAGATGTTGTTCAAGAAAGAATGGATCATATCACAGAATTAATGAAAGCAGAAGTTCCAGAATTTGAGAAAGTAGAGAAAATCGAAGATAATGTTATTTGAATATTCTTTACAAATACA